TCTAAGACGGTAATAGGTTGCACTATTTCATCTTTTAAATATTCTTCTGTTTTTTCTAAGACGGTAATAGGTTGCACTATTTCATCTTTTAAATATTCTTCTGTTTTTTCTACAACAATAATAGGTTGCACTATTTCATCTTTTAAATATTCTTCTGTTTTTTCTACAACAATAATAGGTTGCACTATTTCATCTTTTAAAGATTCTGCTGTTTTTTCTAAAACAACAATAGGTCTAACTATTTCATCTTTTAAAGATTCTTTAGGTTTTTCTAAGACGGTAATAGGTCTAACTATTTTATCATCAATTTTAGTTTTTTTAATTGAATATTTGTTGTTATCATCATCTTCTGAATCTTCAGCATTACCAGGAACACCATTATCATCTTCTGAATCTTCAGCATTACCAGGAACACCATCATCATCTTCTGAATCTTCAGCATTACCATGAACACCATCATCATCTTCTGAATCTTCAGCATTACCATGACCACCATCATCATCTTCTGAATCTTCAGCATTACCATGAACACCATCATCATCTTCTGAATCTTCAGCATTACCAGGAACACCATCATCATCTTCTGAATCACTATTAGCATCTAGATGTACATCTTCTTCTGAATCTTCATCAGTATCAGTATCAGTATCATCTTCTTCATCATTTTCTAGTGGAATTTGAGTATTAGTAATATTAATCTCTCCTCCTCCTGTAATATCAGTTAATTCATTAATAATTTTATTTAAAGGAATAAAAGATCTTATAGCATTTTTAATGCAAGTTTTAGTTATTTTTTCAATAACATTAATGTTATTTTGTCTTTCAATAGATGATACTTTTTTATAAAATAAAACTGGATTTTTCCAAAATGTATTAGATGCTAATATACATACTTTATATAAAAATTCATACCATTCAGGAATATATACTTTTAATGATTTAATAATAGATTTATGTTCAATAATTTTAATTTTAATACTTTTAGAAATAATTTCAGATAATAATTTTAACATATATTGAGGTGTTGCATGATCTTCTTCAATTAATTTATGAATAGTATTCATTTTACCATCTTGTTTTTGTTTATTCCATTTTGTTAATAATACTAATTCATTTTGAAATTCTTTTAATGAACTGCAATTATTTGCAATATTAACAAAGAACTTACAAATAGGTATAGTAGAAATATCAGTTAAATGTTCTAAATATTCATTCTTGTTTTCTACCAAAACATCAAGTTTATCAGCCATAATCTTATTTAATGAAAAATATAATTGAAATATATAATTATTCGCACATAAATATATCAAATACATTATTATTTTTAAGTTTAACTAGAGCAATGCGTAAATACATAACATCAAACATTGAATTATGTGCATTTGGTAGTTCTTTAAGATAACTATTATTTGCGTAATTATATAATTCCAACAACTTGGGATATTTTTTATTAGGACAAACAAAATGTCTAGTTTTTTTCATAGAACAGATTAACTTCAGTAAATTAATTTTATTAATAATATCAGTAAATCCAAATCTATATAATTCGCTCATTAAAATGAAATAGTCAAATTGTAAATTATGTGCTATAATTCTAGAACAAATATTAAGATCTTCAGTAAATATATCACAAAACTGAGTCATACTAATACCCTCTTTTTCTAATAAATCTTTTGTAATATTATGAAATTGAGAATTACTAACGGTATCTACTTCATTAATATAAAAGCTTCTTGTAGCAATAACATTTAAAGTGGTATCTAATATTTCATAACTAATTTGTATCATTCTAGCATTATTATATTTAGAAGTATTTGTATAATGATAGTAATTATTTGAAGAATCTTTAGGTATCAAACCTGTAGTTTCAGTATCAAATATAATATACATTTATTATTATTATATTAATGAAATCATTTTTAAATACTAGGAATCCAAGTCCATTTCAGCTCTTTACATATTTTCTTAAAAACTTCTTCATTTTGAGCTATTTTTTGTCTACTTTTGAGTAAAGGAAATAAAGCAAGGTATTCCGGCATATCTAAAATTAAAAAGAATTTATGTAAAATGTAAGAATATGAAATAAAGTTTAATCTATTAGCAGGTGCATATTTAATAAATAAAGGTTGTGTTTGCATAAACATATTAGATAGATTTTGTTCTAATTCTGGTGAAAATTGAGGTGGTGGAATACCATTAATTCTATTAATAATATATGCAGTATGTTCATAATATTTATGTGTTCTTAATTTTTTTAATATTGTTCTCATAAACTTAGGTGTAAGTTTAGTTGTATCAGTAATTTTCTCTTTTTTAAGTTCATTTAGTATTTTTTCAAATACTTCATTTGGTATATCAGTGCTTTCTTTCCCTTGTATTTGTGATATCCATTCTCTAAAATGATTAATACGTTTATAACTATAATGAATACCGTCTTTCTTATCATATAACATTATAGGTCTATTTTGTTCTGCTAATAAAACATCTTGATAACCACAACTTAAACATACTATTAATGCTTCTTGAACTAAATTAGTCATTTCGTTATTACAATTAATACATTTAGAGTTAGTAAATTCACCATTCATATGATTAATGTATTTATTGTCAGTTATTGCTAAATATTCATTAACTAATTTAGATTTATCTTTATACTCTCCTATTGAATTGCTATTATCCATTTCAATATTAAGTGCTTCTAAAATTGTGTATTTTTTAGGATTAACTTGTTTAACACCTACATTTTGATTAACTATATCATAATAATTAAACAATATTTCTCCAACATTTTCGTAATAATCAAGTTCATTTTCACTATTAAGTTTATCTAACTCCTTTGTATAATCTTTAATTTGTTCTTTAATTTCAACGTTAGATAACCAAGAAATGTCTGTCATTGCTATGATATTCAATTTATTAATCTGTTCAGTTATTTCTTCAATTCTTTTATTTTTAACTTCAAATTTTTTTATGCTATTAATATGAATATCATCTAGGGTTGAGATTTCTTTAGTATTATCTACAACGTGTATTCTTTTCTTACTACATCTTTCTTTCATCATATTAATTACTTTTTGCAAGTTAATTTTTTATATGCTTAATAATTAAAATGGGTGGTGGATTATTACAGTTAGTTGCTTATGGAGCACAAGATGTATATTTAACAGGAAATCCTCAAATTACTTTTTTTAAAGTAGTATATCGTCGTCATACTAATTTCTCAATAGAATCTATACAACAATCAATTAACGGAAAGTTTGATTGGGGTAATCGTGTTACTTGTCAAATATCCCGTAATGGTGATCTAGTTCATAAAATGTATGTAGAAGTAGAATTAGAAAAATTAAAAGACGGAGATGCTATATATAATATTCTTACTGAAGATTTAGATCGTTATGTTAATTTTATAGGTCATCGTTTATTGAAATCAGTTGAAGTTGAAATTGGTGGTCAAAAGATTGATAAACAATATTCACATTGGATGTATATTTGGAATGAGTTATCATTACCTGTTGGAAAAATGGATGGTTACCAAGAAATGATCGGTGCAGATACTGATATGACAAGTTTTAAGGATAATAAAGTATATATTCCTTTAGAGTTTTGGTTTTGTCGTAATATTGGTTTAGCATTACCACTAATTGCTCTTCAATATCACGAAGTAAAAATAAATATAGAAATAGAAACATTTAAGAATTGCACTTATAATGGAACTGCTTATGTTAAAAATGCAGATGTTCAAATTGCTAATATTAACTCAATTAAAAATGCGACTATTTGGTGTGATTACATATTCTTAGATACTGATGAACGTAAAAGATTTGCTCAATTATCACACGAATATTTAATAGAACAAGTGCAAATGAATGAAAATACGCTTTCAGGAACAAACGAACAAAGTATTGCTTTAGTTATGAATCACCCTGTTAAAGAAATTATATGGACTATCAATGATACTGAAAAAGCAACTGAACAAAATCAATGGTATAATTATACTGATAATGAATTATTTGTAGGAACTAATATTGACGCAATCGAACAATTTGGCGATAAATCAAATCTAAAACTTCAAAATACCTTATTTGGTATAGATCCGGATGGCAACAATTCAATTACTTCAGCTAATTTACAATTAAATGGCAATGATCGTTTTGCTAAAAGGAATGGAGAGTATTTCTCGTTAGTTCAACCATACCAACATCACACAAATATACCAACTAATGCTGGTATAAATGTATATTCATTTGCATTAAAACCTGAAGAACATCAACCATCAGGAACATTAAATATGTCAAGAATTGATACGGCTAAATTAGTGGTAAAACCTAAAAAATTAGGAACAATAAGGGTATGGGGTGTTAATTATAATGTCTTACGTATTTTAAGTGGTATGGGTGGTTTGGCTTATTCTAATTAAAATATTGTATTTATATTATTTGTTTAATAACTAAATCGTTAAACATATATTCTAAATTATCTGGAAGATCTTTAAAGTATTTAATAAAGTTCATATAGAATTGAATAGGTTCAATACCTTTTGTATAATACAATATGATATGATATACTATAAACATTGATAATCCAAATGCAAGATCTTTTGTATTAAATTCATGCTTTAATGTTAAAATTGGTAAAACTTTAACTAAAATAATTGCAAAAACAATAAAGAATAATATTTTTTTTGTTGATATGTTAAGATAAATCATATAACATAACATCCAACATACAAATGACAAAATTAAATAAAATATAATAACAGGATTAAAAGGTATAATAGCTAAAATATATAAAAAATACCATAATAAAACATAAAATGAAAAATATTCTGTAATTTTAAACATTATTTTTTATCTTAACTAAGAATAAAATGGGTGGAGGTCTTCTTCAACTTGTAGCTTATGGTGCCCAAGATGTCTATCTTACCGGCAACCCTCAGATCACTTTCTTCAAAGTAGTTTATCGTCGTCATACCAACTTCTCTATTGAGTCTATACAACAAACCTTTAACGGAAATGCTACCTTAGGTCAGCGTGTAACTTGCCAAATCTCCCGTAATGGTGATTTAGTTCATAAGTTATACTTACAAGCTACTGTAGCAAAAATAGCTTCTACAGTCTATAAAAATATTGGACATTGGTTAGTCAAACAAGTAGAAGTTGAAATTGGTGGTCAAATGATTGATCGTCAATATGGTGAATGGATGTATATTTGGAATGAACTTAC